GCTTTCTTATTTCGCATCGGCTCATTATCAAGATATGACGACAGCAAATCAACCGCAGTGTCGATATTAGAAAACGTATCGCCAACTGAACACAGCTCTTTGTAGTAAGGTGCATCATAAAACACTACAGGACAGCCGTTCATCATAGCATCCGTAGCAGAAATGCTCCAGCCAGCATACTTCTGTTTCGGTGCATAACACACTCGACACTTAGAAAGATGTTCGTAGTATCCCTTCTTATCGAACTTGTCGATGTACATATACGGACCCTGAACGGTCTTTTCGAGAGGTACCCAAACTTTGAAGTCTTGTCGTTTTTCCCACAGCGCATCACACGTTTTTAGAAACGTGTCGTAGTCTTTATACACCCACGGACGATGATTGAACGCAATAATCTTTTCTGTACTTTCTTGAATCGAATCTGAGCAGTCAGACTCTTTGATGCCAAGGTAGTTTGGCTGAAGGATTTCATTCAATCGTGCAACAACTTTAGGTGAGTAGAACTCTTCGGCAGTCTTAATTGCAAGCTCTTTCTGTGCTTGTGTGTTCACAAAACACTTATCCATTTCAAGCAAGCCAGATATGTTGTACATGAACGTGTCTTTCCATGTCACAATCTTTGGGAAATCAAACCAGTGACAATATCCCAAGCATCGGAGTTCGTAGTGGGTTCGATACTTCAACAGATTCATCAACTGTAGCGTATGTTCTGGCAAATGACTAAACACCATATCGTAGTGATAGTCTTTGAAGTTCAACACCTCTCGTTTCAATTCGTCTGTGTTGAAATGTATACGCATTTCTGGCGAGTATGAATGAAAGCCAGATATGACAAACTGATGTGTGTTCGGAAAGTCGAGTCTATTGAGCTTCGCTGGCGAGATTATGTACCAATACAAGTCAGTGCGAATCTCTCTGAGCGACTGTATCATCATTGAGAGTGCATCAACATAACTGTCAGTTTCGTAGTTTTTGCTTGTGATGTTTGGATATACAAGTATGCGCTTAACTTTTTCAACGGGCAAATCTTGCAGTGTTGTAAACGATGTCATTATGCACCTACATTCCAGAACAAAATTGGCTCAACTCTCTTATGAGTCTTGTAGTAGTCTAGCATGGGTTGCCATGCTTTTGCATCATATTCAGGTGCACTAGGAAATGGCGGCATTTCGTTATCTTTCACTTTTTGATTCCATTTGTACTTCGATGGATGAAAAATTGCTCTGCCTATTTCTCTAGCGTTCATGTTATGTCCACCAGAAGAAACAACATGGACTTCGGCATTTGGCCAAGCAAGTTGCAAAGAGCGACTGAGTGTGCCGGATGAACCTACACTCCACACATGATTTGGAACTATAGGCAAAGAGCGAGCGACTTTAATGAAACACGCAAACACTGTTGGGTGTTCAAGACCTATAGGCAACAAAGCTCGTGTTGTTGGATCTTCTGCAACATAGTCTTTAGCTCTCTTCTTAGTTACGTTAAGCATTCCGTCAGGCACCCAGTGATACTCAACTCCGAGATCAATACCTCTCTTTTGATACGCATGGAGTTTGTCCATGCTTCTTTCTGCCATGAATATGACAGCCTTCTTGTTATACTTGTTGCATAAAAATGGTAGACTGATTTGTGCATAGCCTGTTGCTGGACATGAGCCATACACCCACTCTTTAATGTTTCGATGCTTAGGGCAGTGGCCAATCAAGTAGTCTGCGCCTCGAATCTTTGTACCTGCGGCTAGCAAATCGTCTCTGACAACATAAACACCCTCATGAAACTCGATGACTGGCTTGGGATATGGGTCTTCCCAGCCAGATATTAGACTCAAGTATTCATCTGAGGAATCGGTCAGAAACTCAAAGTTCATCTTAGTGTTTTGTGGGTCCGTGCTTTATGCCACGATATTCGTGATATGCTTTCTCTGCAATCTCTTTTCTGAACATCTCGGGATCGTATTCACCCAAGCCGAAATAGAAACCATCTTCGTAGCCATCGCAATATATCGATCTTTCGTTATCGTTGATCAGCACTTTCTCGTGTTGATACCTTGATATATATCCGACCATAAAGCCGATTGCTAAGTTGACTGCTGCAACAAACAAAACGACTGTAAGCATACTAACTCTCCATTTATTTTCTATTTCTCACTTTTTTCATCTGCTCTATTGCATCATCGAATCCCATATTGTAGCCGAATCCGAAGACTAGAGTGCTATAACATACAAACAAAAACAAGAAAAAAAGCAAATCAACTGTTCTCATCTTTAAGCTCCAAATGCTTTTTAGTGCGAGTCACAATTTCTTCTGTGGACAGTTTAGTCAAATCTTCTCCGCGAAGAGAAGCAATTTCACTCACTTTCTTCATCGCAGTAAGTATTTCATGAAGTCGATTTGAGTATAATACCGACGCTTCGATACGTCCGGACATTCGCCCTACAGAAAAGCAGAGAAGAGAAATCAGAACAATGACAAAAAAATTTACAGTTACCATTTCAACATTCTCTTCCAAAAGCTATCATTCATGTTCATATTCGTTTTGATCCACAGTATTGTGTTTTTCGCAGACTCAATCCTATCTACCTGTTGCATAAAGTATACTCTTTGGTCTGGCGAAAGAGGCGCCTTGAGATTCTCCATATACACAATATCAAACTTGTTGTTTTCTAGCGTATCAAGTATAAAATCAAATTGGCGTACTAGCACATCTTTACGATGTAACATCAGATTTGGATCTGTTGGCGTTCGGCGAAAGAGACGAGACAATATATTCACAGCTTTTCTCTCACAATAGTCTTTAGTTGTTCTCCCGCAAGAGATGTTATGACACTCTGCTCATAATACTGTTTGAGCTTTGTCATGACATTACTATTCTTCTCTTGCTTTGAAAGTTCATCAATCTGCTGTAACAGCTCATTGTATGTTGGGTGAAAATCTTGGCTATAGACGCCAGGCTCATACTTGCTTTCTTGATTCTCTCTGCCAATTTTCATCTTGCCGCCGTATCGATATACGGCATAGTCTTTGATCTGCGACTCAACCTGATGTATATCTGATGTGTTGGATAAGTATCTCAGATAAAGTTGACTTGCAAACTTACTCTTAGTTCGTTTGATGTTTGTCAAGTCACGCATCCACACAGCTTCATATAGAGAGCCGATGTCGGAAATTGGCATCATGAAAATAAATTGCTCAACATCACAATTTTTAGGCTCAAAAAAGTTTGCAAGAGAAACGTGTGATAGTGACGCACGAGCCGCTTCTGCTCTCTTGTGATATGACTCGTCGTTGATGTACTTCTCAACATACATCGCAGATGTGTTCTTGTTGTACCAAAACACCGCATCTTTGCCTTTACCCTCTTCAAACAGTTTTAGATTGATCCACAACGCTTGTGTCTTGTTTTGCTCTAGTAGAGCCATATAGCACGAATCGTCTGGTGTCTTTTCATTGTTTGAATTAACAAATGGAAACACTTTGATTGCATCAAAGCTAGACTTCTTTACTTCATACGATGAGTAGTTGCGAACATCAATGCCATAGTTCTTGTGAATGTACTCAGCAACTTTGATAGTCAGCATCACATCGGATAACGACTCATGCTTCTGTTCTTCTGTAAGCAACCCAAATGCTCTAGCAATCGACTCTAGTTTCATCGATGGCTTTCCGTTTTCTTTCTTTTCTAACTTCTCTACAAAATCTGGATTATCACAACACAAACGCCGAACAACATGAAGCAAATCGCCATACTTCACTGAGCCACCGAAGTATGGGTTTAATCCATTTCTAATCATGCTTGTTCTAAGAAACGGCAAGTCAAACTTATTTGAGTTGTAACCAACAAGTCTAGTATCATCCCACTCCACTATATCAGAGATGTACTTTTGAATCGCAGCCATCGCTTCTGCTTCTGTATGTTCTGCGGTTCTGTTGTGTTCAAGTATGTCTGTTTGTGTGGCACAAATAGCTGCCGGATTAGGCAACTGAAGGCGTGACAACTTTATCGTACCTCGATAGCACGAGCGCATTATCCAATTTTCATCAATCTCGACAAATGCGTAGTTGAGTATTTGACCTACAGGATTTAGATCCGTAGTCTCCAAGTCATAGAATATGGTTTTCATAATTACAGAACTCTAAGCAGAATTGTATCGCTGTTTATTCTGCCGGTCAACTTTTTTTCTTTCGTTCTTAAACCCGGCAGCAATTTCCTCAAAGCGACTTTTCCAAGTTCCAGAACGGATGGAATAACATCTTCGGGTTTGCGAAGAGTCTTTGCTATGGATTCGGCAACATCGTAGTTAAGAATTGTACAACCCTTAACCATGAAGCCATGAGGATTTGTGCAGATGTATACACCGAGAGTCTTGTACTTGACGTTGTATACCCAGAGTTGTGTGGCTCCAACAATTTGTGACGGCAAGACACTCTTCAAATTGCCATGCTCTTTCAAGTATTGGAGCTTCTCAACTTGTTTTGCCGCAGGCTTTGGCTTTTTAGCTCTTGGCGCCCGATTGTTTTGTGAAATCTGTTTTGCTATTCCTTGCCACTTGTTTGCATCTTCTACGATAGATTCAACAAACTTTATGAACGCAGTTAGCTCTTTCTTGGACAAGAAGGAGTATCCTTCGGTAAGTTGCTCACAAGTTCCAGCTTGCGCTTCTAGCAACTCAGCAAGAACAACTTTTTGATAATAGTCAGCAATCGACTTGGCATGAACGTGTTTAATCTGATTATCTTTCAGCCAGTCATACATACTGAAATTTAATTTACACTTATTCGACAAGAAATCGTCAATGTGAGAGTCGATGACACCTAAAAAATCTCGTAGTTGTTTTTGAAGATGCTCCTGAACTCCAACACGAGCTTTTGTCTCTTTACTACTTGCTTGTTCTTCTTCTTGAGTAATTACCTTGAGAACACGATTAGTCTCGTCTTTGATTTTCTGGAGATACTTTGTAGGAAACACACTCTCATTCAGTGTGTGAATTCGACAGAGCCAGCCGATAGTAGTTGTGATTGAGATGCTTGACGACTTGGTTTTGAGCTTTTCAAATACATCCATGTCGTTCTTTTTGAGGTACGTCAGAAAGTATCCTTTCGCATCGTCTTGTGTTTTGTTGTAGCTATACCAATTTAGTATTCTACTCAATTCTACTTTTACGTCATCGACTGTAGACGTTAGCATAGGCTCGTTTGCTTCTACTGCAACCTTGCGAATCGCTCTCACTCTCTTTGTCATGCGTTTCTCCATATAGACTTATACAGTATAGCACACCTCACGTCGAAAAAAAGCTGTTTTTTGTGCTAATCTTATCAAATACTTAAATAGTGCAAATTCAATAGGAATTGACACTCAGTACGCATACTCAGACGAGCGCAATAGGATTTATGGATTGGTTATGGAGCAATTTTGGAAAAGGTGTATTTTGCGATGTAATACGAATCGATGATGTCAGACATTGGAGAATCACCCTCTGCACAATCGATTGTTGCAGATATGTCCACTTGCGTTTCTTGAACGAAGCTATGATACATCGCCAGCTTGTTTGCACTTCCTTTTCCCGTAGCAAATTTCTTGATTGTTGGAGGCGAAAACACATCAAAACTAAACTTGTTTTGCCACAAGTAGTGCTTTAACAATCCTGTGTTTTCTCCAATATGAAACACAACACCCTTAGACGCATACGCATAACCTTCAATACCTACTATTGATGTTTTTGGTATGTGCGATATTGCCCAACTGGCTATGTTATCAAACCGTTCTTGTTCTGTGTGATAGTCTTTGTGAAGAGTGCCAGAGAACGCATCTTTCGTCCAATTAAACTTCTTCTTTGAAGTTAGAAAGTGAAAGCTACAATTATTGAAAGACCAGTGCTTGCCCCTATGAATACAAATCGAGGGGCTAGACATTGAATAGTCTATGCCCACAACGATCATTAATCCTCTTCTTCATCCTCATACTCGTCTTTGTTGTAATACTTGTCAAAGTCGAAATCATCATACTCTTGAAAGTCTTTCAAAAAAGGGCGCTCATCACGAAGATCGCAGACATCGCCACAAAAAGGGCAAATATCAGGAACCAGCTTCTTGCCATTTTCGCCGACTACTACGATGTCAAATTCAACATCACATTCATGACAAACGCACTTAGTTGTTTTTTTGCCCATCTATATGACCTCGCATCCTCCAGCAGAGCACGCCAACTCCTGTGCGGCAGTTGTCGAGTCCTCTTTTTCATACTGTGACAATTTAGTCCAATCAATATCGTCAGGCATCTTAGAAACCAACTCTTGGAATTGCTCACGACCACATTCTTGATACGGTGCTTGTTTGTACACATGATCACTGAATGGCAAGAAAGATATGCCAGAAATATGTTCAAAATTCTTGTACACATACGCTGCAACATCAAGCCACTCATTCTCTTTCACCGAAATGGTTATGGAAACAGTGTGCTCTGCCCAATACTTCTTATAGAACATCCATAACTCAAGATGTTGAATTGCACTTAACTGCTCTCTAAACACAGCATGAGATGGAGACCTAACTGGAAATGAGAACACTGTTGTATGCTCAGGTTTTGTCACATCAGGCTCATTCGGAAATCCAAGCTCTTTCATCAACACACACAAAGGATCTTTGTTGTCTGAACGTACTGTACGAATGTAGTATTTTGAGTGACGAGGGTGAATTCCAGATGCACTATCGACAAGCTGCGATACTGTGCCGGAAGGCTTGACGCACGTTATTGCGGCGGCTTCTGGAATACCAAGCATCTTTGCCCACTTTCGATTCGTCTCAATAGCATGGTCTTTTAACTCTAACAAAAGCTCTTTAAGATCGTTAGTTGGTGTTGCCAACAACTCATTGTCAAGAATGCCCGTAAGAGATACACCAAGAAGTCGCTCTTCTTCTGCGTTCTTTTGCCACTCTTTTGTGAGATACCTAAAGTTTGTGAGTGTCGATTGAAGTGTGCCGAGAATAGTAGCAAGCTCAACTTTCTTGAGTAAGCTCTCTCGTGTATCATTCGAGCGCACAACAACTTCAGATAAGTTACAGAACCCACGGTTTCTCAAAAGAATCTCTGCACATGGATTTGTGCCGGCAATCTTAGAAGAATCTCGGCGAGGTTGATTTTGAGAATTTGTGCCACACGAATCTGCTGACTTCTTAGCAGCAACAAGGTTGAAGATACCACGCTCACCAGATCGTGACTCGTAGAGAGACTTCCATTCATCCATAAAGATGCCAATGTCTGGCTTCTCTGTATAACACGCACTATTATTTGCGAGAGCACGTTGTACATTTTCAATCCACCATTGACCACCCTTAGCTGCTCTCATTCTATCATCGGAAAGATTACTGAGGGAGATGAGTGCCGAACGGCGAACGCCACCAACAACAATCACTTCTGCAATCTTACAAACAATATCATGACACTCTATAGACTGTAACTTTCTACCCGAGGCGTTCTTAAACGTCTTTACACAAAACTTATACAGCTCAACTAATGGCTCAGG